GCCACCGCCGATCAATTGATGCACCGCGATGCGCTGCGCGCCGCCGAGCGCAATCTTTTCCGGGACTTCAAAGTCCTGAAACGTCACAGTCCCAAGTGTGATGACAACGTTGCCCATCGCTACCCCGGAATTTGCAACCCAGCCCAGGCCGGGCTGAGCCGCGGATCAAAGCCCGTCATGCCAGAAGGCGGCAGCCGCGACTGTCGGGCGAGATAGTCATCGATGGCGCGATCAAGTCGCATCGCCGAAAGCTGCCCATCGGCCACCCCGTTCCCCGCCTCCGGCAAAACCGTGGCAGCAGAATTTGTATTCTCTCTGTTAGCAGGCGCGGGCGCCGCGCCCTGCGCGACTGGGCGCAACGGCCGGGTCACCGCAAAATTTGACGGCGCCGACAACGCCGGCGTCAAAGCAGAGACCGAAGCTTGACTCTCGCGCGGCCTCCGGACCGGTGCCAGGCGTGGCAGGGTTCCAAGTCGCGCCCGCCGAAAACTTTCACCGCCGTTCGCAGCGAGATCGGGCCCGCGACGCGTCTGCAGGCTCAGGGCGCCAGCGCCGCGCCGCACGCGTTTCCCCCGCGTCTGAAATCCGCACAGGCCCCTCGCCACGTTCATACCAATCGCAACGAATTGGTAAAAACGAGATTCCGGCGCCTCGCGCGGCCAAATGAACATCCGGCTTCGGCCAGCGGGCGCTGCGAACGCCAACAGGCGCGCCGTTCCCTGCGGATTCACACCGGATCCGGCGTAAACGGACCGTGCAGTAAGCCAAACTGCCGCACCACAAGACTGCCGTGCGATCGCAGCCGCGGCTGATCCCGGCGAAAACCGCCTTGTCGCCGCAGCGGCACTTACACCGGCTGCAAAATTTATTCTTCTAAGAGGCGTCGTCTTATGCACCGCCCTTCGCAGGACCGGCGCCACGGAAACCCGGCCTTCACCAGCAATGGCAAGCGCAGCCCGGTACACAGCAGGCCGGCGAATCAACCAAGAATGATTCATCTCAGCCATCAACCCAACCCAGCCGCCGCCAGTCGAATGTCAGCCCGTCCAATTGCCCGAATACCACAACATAGGCCATGCGTTCGTCATCATCCAACCGGCAGGCCACATCGTAAGGCACCCCACACTTCACCAGATACAAGCAGTCGATCAGCCCAGGGTGCCGGCTCAGTTTCCCGCGTGCGCGACCACGTTGTCCAGCGGCGTCGGCGCAATCGCTGCGGCGACTGCGCTCGCACCATCCTCACCTAGGCGCTCCAGCACAGTCTCAACACCGGCCTCACTGCCGGGGAACGGCATCGGCACGCCATCCAGCACCGCGACGGAAGCCGCAATAGTCGCGAGCCCCATATACGCCTCGTTCACGGAAAGCTCCGGCCCCAGCGCCTTGTACAGCCGCAGCGTCTCCAACACGCCCACGCGCCGCAACGAAAGTGCGCGCCCAGCCCTGTCCGTAATGATCCGCTCCATCACACGCTCACGCGGCTGGAGGCGAAAAAATCCAACAGCTGCGCGACCGGCGCATCACCCTTATAGGCCCCCGCCGATGTCAGCTTGAACACGACACCGCTGAACTGAAAGGTCGACGTCGAACCATCAGGTTCATTAACGTATTGATACAACGTCCCGGCCGCGATCGACTGCCCATTGAAATAGGCCTGCTCGATCGCCGCGATAAAATCATCCGCCGCCGGCGAGCCGCGATCCAAGGTGAACGTCCCGGTCCAGCCCCGCGGCAGCTCGGCGCCCATTTGCACGCCATCCAGCCGGTCCACCCGCACCGATTGCGTGACCTGCTTCGCCTCGAAGCCGGTGACATAAGACAGATCAACCCGCCCGAACGGCCCCATCACGACGAGTTGGCAGTCGCTGCCAACCGAGAATGTATTGAATGGCATTGTCAGTTCCTCTAAAACTTCGTTTTAGGAAGTAAGCGCTTCTTTTTTTGAAAAAAAAGAAGCAAAAAAACTTTTACTCCTGGGGGCTGTGGCACGCCCATGCCAAGGCCCGCAGTAAGCAAAAGTTTTTTGCTTCTTTTTTTCAAAAAGGAAGCGCTTTCCTAAGTCTGCTTGCTCACCTGCACCGTCTGCCCGCCCTGCACGTTCACGATGAACTTCTCGTTGATCGCCTGGTACCGCACCTGCACATCCGCCTGCACATAGCCAAGCCCGGTCCGGCTCGACGGATTATTGGAATCATCGCACACCACCGCGAACGGCAGCGACCCGTCGGTGCTGCCAAGCAGCCCCTGGCCCAGCAGCCCATTCAAGAACGCCAGCAGCGTCGCGCGGATATTCTGGAACAGCGTCGTATTCACCAGCTGCCCCACATAAGGCCCCATGCCGGCGGACAGAGTGCTGGCGATGTAATTCGTCAGCCTCGTGTAGTTATCGCCATCGATGGCCGCGTTCGACGACGCGTTATGCCCGCCTCGCACACCCCAGTACGCGCCGCCGGGCTGCGGATTGGCGATCACGTCGATCCCCGCGGACAGCAGTGCCGACAGATCGGCCGTCGCATAGGTCGTCGCCGTCCCCCCGCCCGGCTGCCCAGATTTCTGGCTGCCAATCACCCCGAACAGCGGCTTGTTCAGCGACGACTGCTCCGGCGACAAATTCGCCAGCCTCCCGCCCACGAAGCCTTGCGGCGATACCAGCCGCGTCAGCTGGTTCGCCTGATCGTACCAATAGATCCAGTCCCCGAACATCATCTTCGCCGCATAGGTATCGATGCCGGCTTCCGCCTTCACCAGAACCGCATTGGCGATGTTATCCCCGGCCGGCCCGGTCAGAATCATGTAAACCGATTCCGACAGCCCGAACGCGACCTGCACGCTCCATTGCGTCGGATCATCCGCATCCGCCAGCAGCGCGATCGAGCATCCCTGGCCGCGCAACGCATACATACCCTGCCGCGGCAGCGTATCGCTCCCCACCAGAGTCGCGGCGGTGACCGTCGCCGCGCCATCGGTCCCAGGCGTTCCAGCTGAAAACGGGTAGGTCCCGGCAAGCGGCGTCGCGCCCGAAGATGTCACGGTCGCAGCGACGAGTTGCGACGGGCCGCGCAACGCCCCGTTGCCTGCATTCACCGCATTCGCCAGATTGCTCCAGAACGCGGCGCCCGAGCCGGTGATGTTGTTGTAAACCTCCGGCGTCTGCCCCGGAAACGCCACGGTCAGTTGCCAGGAATTCGCGGCCGACCCCGCCGACAAGGTCAGCGTCAGCTCGTTGCCCAGACTGCCCGTATAAAGCGCGGTGAACGTCACGGCGCCGAGCAGCGAGACCGAAGCCGCCGTATCCGTCCCATCCGTCGCCCGCACGCAGCGGAAATTTGCCGCCCCTTGCTGCACGGCGGTCGCAACCTGCGTGCCCATATCGTATTTGCGCGCCATCACCGGCCCGAACGCCGTGGCGTAGCTTGCCATATCGCTGATGATCGTCGGCTCCCCGACCGGCCCCCAGCTCGCGGTGCCGACCACGCCCAAAACGTCGGTCGGCACGCCGTTCAGCAGCAGGCTCTGCGGCGGCACAATCTGCACATACAGATCGGGTACGATCAGCGCCGTCGTGTTCAACGCCCCTGCGGCAAAAACTGGCATCGTTTCAATCCTTTCCGGCGGTGACACGCACGACGAAGCCGGCCTGCGGACCGGCCAAAATCTTCTGCACGGCGGCGGCGTCCTTGATCACGTCGCCGCGCCGGAAACCCTCGAAGGGCTTCAGCACCACCAACTGATATGTCATGAAGAAATCCCTCTTATCCTTGTAAGGTTTCGACGAATTCGGCATTCGCGTTGAAATTCCCGGTGCCGAACAGCATCGCCGGCACCAGCTTGCCGCGCGTCGTCGGATATTCGGCGCTGTAGCGGATCGTCCTTTTGTAAAGAGCCGCGTCGGCAGCACCATCCTCGGCGTCACTGCCAAGATAAATCAGCCGCGCCCAAGATCCGTCCGCCAGCGCGATGAATGCCCGGCGCGCCAATGCCTGGTCGATCAGCGAACCTGCCTCATCGCGCAACGGCGGCGTCGGGCTCCACAGCGTGATCTGAAAATCCTGAACCTGCCGCTTGATTTCCTGTAACGCATTCGCGCCGCTCACCACCCGCGCGGTGAACATATCGGCGTTCGGCAGCGTGATCGTCGTCCCGGCATAATCCACGAACCAACCGGCGCCGCGCAGCAGCGCCGCCAGGTTGCTCGCCACCGTCGCCGGCGAATCATTGGCCTGCACTGCATAAGGAAACGTGGCGCCATTCACCGCCACACCGGCCAATTGCCCCACCGCGCAGGTGCCTGAAAAACTCGCACTCTGCGGCGCCACCAGCACCAACAACGTCGGCGGCACCGGCGCCACGGTTTCCCATTTGCGCGGAAACCGCGTCACATTCTTCACATTCGCGCCGGCATCCACGGTGACATGCAGAACGCCAACCGCCAGATCCGCGCCCAAGGTCGGCGATGTCGGCAACCCGCGATACACCCGGCACGTCGCTCCAACCGCGCTCGCCGCCGCCGTGCCGTTCGGATAGAGCGCATTGGCGACGATCGTCACCAGCGCCGTCTCCACATCCGACTGGTCAGCCATCAGGTCGCCGCCTGATTCATCGACAGGCGCCAGACGCCGCTCACCATCTCCACCGCATTCACCACAAACCGCGCCCCGCCCGCATCGGTCAGAATATCTGCGACCAGCGGCTGCACGCAGTTCACCGCCGGCAGCAAAGCAACAAACCCCGGCACCTTGGTGTCATCCGGCAGCCCCACATGCGTCCGGTCCACAGTGCCGCCGCCCACCAACAGACTCGCCGGAAATCCGGTGATCAAAGCCGTCTCGGTTCCCGGCAGCACCGCGCCATAGGGGTTCACGCCCGGCAAAATCGGCGCCGCCGGTCGCCACAAACAAACCGTCGCATTCGTCATCACCACCAGCATCGGCTTCGGCGGCTCGATCGCCGCCACAAACACGGTGCCCTCCGGCCCCGTCAAATAATCGCCGATCTGCAGATAGCTCCAATCCGCCCAGGCCTGCCGGAACGGCACCCCAAACCCGCTTGGCGCGCCCACGCTGCCGCCCGGCAGCACAAACGCTACAGCCAACCGCAAAAACCGGTTCGCCAGATCAATCGGCATTTGCGGCCCGTTCGGCCGATACGCATCGTGCAAAAACCCGACGCGCCGGGCCGCACATCCGGCGCCATAGGCCAGCCGGTCCGCCAGCCTTACCCCGTCCATCTCACACCACCAGCGTCACGCCGGCCTGCGCCAGCGCCGCGCCAGGCGGCACGCCCAGAAACCCGCATAACCGCCGCCGCCACGCATCGAACAACGCCGTCCGGTCAGCCGTTTCGTTCTGGTTATGCGTCCACGCCGCGGCGCTTGCCGTATCCAGATTATCAGAAGCCGGCGGAATCGCCGCCTCCAAAGCGGCAAGCGTCGATAGATATTGCAACGTCACGCCAATCTCCGCCGGCGCCAGATTATTCATCCGGTATTCCAGCGTGCCAAAGGCCTGGAAAAACCGCCAGGACTCGAACCCGGCCGCCCCCGCGCCATAGGCCGGGTAGCCGCAGAACCGGCGTACATCGACTTTCTGCGCATCCGTGAACGCGCCCGGCACAGTCACCGACATTTCAGTACGTGTCCCCGTCGCCGAGCGTGAAATACACGGTGCCGGTGCCAGCCGCCAAAATCGCCGCCGCGTAGCTCACGAACGGCCCGCCATCCACCAGCATCCTTTGCCCCGGCGGCACCGGCGTACCCGCCGCCGACGCCGCCAACGACGAAGACGCACCCAATTGAAAAAACGCCGTGGCGGACGCCGCATTATACACCAGCACCGCCGAGCCGCCGCCCTTCAAGGCCACGTTGGCGGAGCTGGTGGACGCGGCGAGACTCGCCGTTCCGGCCGGCCGAAACGGCTGCGTTGAACCTGTCGCCATCTCCCGCTCCTTAACCGATATGCTCGATCATTACCGCGCGCTTGTAATTCGCGTTGGTCGCCGTCGGCACCGTCGTCGGCGTGGTCGTGGTGTCAGACGGCGCGCAAAACCCGCCGATCCAGTACCAGCTCTGCGCGATGATCTGCTGCAGCCGGTCGATCGGCTCGCGCGTCACCATCGCCACATTGTCGATCACGTTCACCAGGCTGTCCTTCGGCGCCACATCATCCGCCGCCATGCCGGCAAAATCTCCCTCGATCAGCGCGCCCTGCCCGCAAACGATCGGCCGGCGCACATACAATCCAGAGATCGACGGATGGCTCTGAACATACGCCTCCGTCGTCGTGATGAAGCGCAGGCCGAGAAAATCGCTCACCATCCCCTGCCGGAACACCGGATTGGACGAGGTCGCGCCCTGGAACAGTTGCTTGAAGTCCGGATCGGCAAACAACTGCCGCGCCGAAACCGGATCGAGATAGCAATTATACACGCCATCCACCAGCGGCACGGCATTGCGCCGCAACAGGGCCACCGCATCCAACAGATTGCCCATCGCCAGCGTATCGGTCGCCTGCAGCGCGGCAGTCGTCGCGCGCCCCGCCGGCCGCACGATTGAGCTCGCCGTCGCCGCGATCACCGCATTGCCCGCTGTGCCATCCGCCACGCTGACATTGCTCGCAAACAGCAGCGCCCCGGAAATTCCGTCCGGCGCCGTCGACACGTTCGTCGCATCCGGCGTCACGCCGATCACGCTATAAACACCGCCATTGACAGTAACGGTCAGCGGATAGGTGTTCGACACGCTCTGCTGCACGCCATTGACGAACACCATCTGAAATCCACGGACATCGTCAACCTCGACGCTCGGCCCCGCCGACGTCAGCGTGGTGATCACCCTGGTATTGCCGCCGAAATAGGGCGCGAACAATGCGTTGCGCGCCAGTTCGTCCAGGCTCCGCGCCGCCTGCTCCCCATTCGTCGCCGCATTCTGCAGGAACTGCGAGGCGATGCCGACACGGCTCGTCACCATGTTCAAATCCTGCGTCGCCGCATAGAAATTCAGCGTAATCGTGTACTGCTCCACGCCCCAGCTCGTGCTGGTCAGCCCGTTATCCAGATTGGTGTTGCTCGCAGCCGCCAACGGCACCGTCACGCTCGGCTTCAACCCGGCCCGCGTCTTCGTCAACGTCTCGCCGATGCCGACAGAAAACTCTTCACGATCGGCAATCAACCGATACCCCAGCCGCGATTTGAGCGACATCTCGAACTCGCGCTCAAGAAATCCCTGCTGGATAATCGGCTGCAACGCAGCCGGAAAATTCTGAATACCCATCAACCCAATTCCTTCATTGGTTAACATTTCGCCAGCGTCTTTGGGGGCGACGCGTTAGCAAGCAAGGCCAGGGGGGCTTTGCCCCCCTGGACCCCCCACTAAGGCCTGAGGCCTTAGAACCCGATTCTGGCCGGTGAAGAGAGGGGCCATCGCGCCCTTTGCCGTTTTCGCGCCCATTGCCGGCCCCTCTCTTCACCGGCCAGGACCAGGTTCCAAGGGCTTAGCCCTTGGCGGGGGTCCAGGGGGCAGAGCCCCCTGGCCTTGCTTGCCGACGCGTCACCCCAAGGACGCCGGCACATGGTTACCGGCGTTTGATCAGCGCTGCCCGGGCGGCGAGCCATTCTTCGTGGCTCATTTCGGTTGCCATGCGCGGTCTTGGCGGTTCCGGCTTTGGCGGATGCGCGGCCGCGGAGGACGAGGCGCCGCCGCCGAACAGCCACGGCTTCGTGCGTTTCAGCGTGCGAAAGATCGCGGCGGGCTCAACGAGCTCACCCTTGTCGTCAACCGCGACCTGCGAGAGATCGAGCAACTTGAGGCCATCGAGATCGATCATCCCGGCCCGGATCGCCTCCGCCTTCAGCTCGGCGCGGACCAGCCTTGCCTGCGCCTCGGCCTGCGCCGCGGCGAGTGCCGCCTCGGCGGCCTCCGCCCTGGCCTGCCAGCCATCGGTCGAGTCCTTCGTCTCTTCGGTCATTGGATATCCTGATCAATCGCATCGAGCTCGGCTTCAACATCGGCAACGCCGTTCGCGGTCGCGAGCGACTTCACCGCCGCCTCCCGCGAAATCTGCCCGGCATTCGCCAGCATCGAAATCGCCTGCGCTTCCTTCATCCGGTCATCGGCCGAAAGCGGATACCAGCGCGGCCAGCGCAGAGAGATCCGCGCCGTCATATCCAAAGGCGGCACATCAGCCCCAAGCACCTTCAGCGGAAACACATTCGACGCCTGCACAACCATCTTCATCAACGCCAGCACGCCGCCATCGCCGTAGGAAATCCGCAAATTATCCGCGAGCCAGATCAAACCCTGGTTCATCAGTTCCAGCGCGCGGCCCGACTGCGCCGCCGTCAGCCGGTCCGCATTCGCCCGATTGCCATGCACCGCTTCCAGCGCAAATTCCCGCAGCGTCCGCACATAGGAAATCACCGCCTCGCAAGCCGTCCCGCCGATCTCCAGCAACTTCGCGTCGCCCTTCTCGGACACGACAAGCGCATTGCCCGCGCCTTTGACGATCTCCGAATCGGAAACCGCCGGCTCCTTGATCAGCAAAGTCGGATCGGAGCTATATTTCAGTCCACGCCCCGCCTGGCTCAGCTGATAGTCGATCTCGATACTCGTCTCGATCGCCGCCCGGAACGTGCATGCCCCGTCGATCGCGTCGCCACCCGGCAGATTCTTGATCCACACGATCGGCACAAATCCCAGCCCGTGGCTGACACTCCGGCTCACATCCACAACCGGCTGTGCAAACGCATCATTCACCGGCCAGGGCAGGAACCACGTTTCGGAATCAACGTCCCAGCAGCGCTGAAACCAGTAGACCATCGCCGGATCAGCATCCGGATAACCCTGCGCCGCCAAATCGGCGCCTTTGACCTTATAAGTCTCCGTCACCCGGCTCAGCCTATCCGGCGCATTCACATCCCATTGCGGCGTCAAATACAGGCTGTCGAGCACCGAAAAGAACACCCGGTTCCGCAGCACCCTCATCAAAATCGCCACCGACCCGACCGACCCGCGGATCGCGGCATCAATCATCGTCTCGTTCAGCCTGGTCTCGGCAAGCAAATCGCCCAACACGCCCGCAAGCTTGGCATCCTGGCATTCCAGCGCCGGAAAATGCGCGTTGCTGAACAGCAGCGCCACGGAATCCTCAACCACGACCCGGCACAACCCGTAGCGCACCGAAGGCCGCCGCATCCGCAGCGGCACATACTCCCCGGCACCATTCCGCTCTTCGTGAAACTGATAGGGCAGCCCATCATAAATCGTGCCATCCAGCACGCGCCGCAAAATATCCAACCGCCGCGCCCTAGCCGGCATGCCGCCATCCAACGGCACCGTGTCGCAGATCGTCTCAAACATACGGTGGCCCCAGCAGCGTGATTAAGCAAGAATGTTCTTTTTTGAAAAAAAGAACCAAAAAACTTTTGCTCCTGCAGGCGCTGGCACAAGCGCGACAAAGCCCGCAGCAAAATGAGAGTTTTTTGCTTCTTTTTTTCAAAAAAGAAGCGCTTTCTTCTACCGTCCCATAAACGGCACAGCCCTGCGTCGCGCGCCGGCAAGTTCATCGCCAAACAGCATTCCAATTGCCCGCGAGAACGCGTCCACCTGATCATCCTTCGGCGCCTCCGGAAACGCCTCCAGCTCCCGCAGAAAATTCTCGTTCCAAGGCGCCGCCAGCAGCAAAACATTCCCGCGATCGATCTGCGCCGCCGCCGGCATCGCCCGAACGATCTTCGAACCCGTCTCCGGCGTCGCCTCCGCCTTGAACCCGTCTAGCTGCCTTATCAGGTAACCGGCCTGCGCCGTCCCTGCCTGGCCCGGATCCTTCGGCAACCCGATCATCGTCTGCCGCCCATCCTTCGCGGCCGTCTCCAGAATCTTCATCTCAACCTCGCCGGCCCCGCCGCGCATCCGCAGCACGTCCAGCACCACAACCTGCCTGGCCGCCGTTATCCCCAGCTTCAACCCGACCGTATAATCCGGATCACGCCCCGGCGCCGGCACGGTCGCCGCAAGGTCCCAAGCCCGCACCGACCGAACAAGCTCCGGCACGGCGGCGACAATCCCGATCTTCTTGACGTCGAACATCGAACTGTCCGGCGCCCGCGGTCGTTGCTGGTACAAGGCCGCGAAACTGCGTTCCCCCACTTCCGCCCGCTGCCGCATGATGGCATCCGCATCCTGCCATTCCGGCCAAAGCGGCTCGCCCGGCGCCCGCCCCAGCGGGTCGTTACCCTCCGCCAGCGCCGGCAGCCTCAAAACATCCCAATCCCCGTCCCCGCGAAGCAACCGCCCCGCCAGGTCGTCCTCATGCCACCGCGTCATGATGAATACGATGCGCCCTTGCGGCCTCAGCCGCGCCGTCAGCTCAGCCCGATACCAGTCATGCAGCGCGTCCCGGAACACCGGACTTTCCGCCTCCGCCCATGACTTGATCGGATCGTCGATCAGGATCAAATCCGCCCGCCGCCCGGTAATGGGCCCGCGCACCCCCGCCGCAAAATACGCCCCGCCATCTTCTAGCGAAAACTGTCCCGCCGCCCTGCTATCCTTCGCCAGCGCAACCCCCAGCGTCTCGGACTGCTCTTCGATCAACCGCCGGACCCGCCGGCCAAAATGATTCGCCAGCGACGCCGTATGCGCCGTCGCGATAATCTCCCCGCCCGCATGCCGGCTCAAAAAATACGCCGGAAACAGCACCGACCCATAGGTCGACTTCGCCGACCCCGGCGGCATCTGCACCATCAGCCGGTGGCTCCGCCCCGCCGCGACATCCTCCAGCCGCGCGATCAGCGCTCTATGGTGGCGCGCCGGCGCCTGAAGTCGGTCTGCCAGAACGTGCTCGGCGAACCCAAGAAGACCAGGTTGCGCCGCCATGAAGGATAAAGAAGAGCCCCTGTCCGCGTGGGGAGAACTAGTATGCCAAACGGTATATATCAAACTGGGGAAACTGGGCAACTAAAAATAACAGCCCGTCAGAAAAAAATTCAACGCTCCCGGCAAATCAGAATCCGTAAGCCAGCCCGAACATCGTATTCACCTGCAAAGTCGTGCTCAGCGGCTCGAACAGATGATCAGCGCCCGGCTGCGATCCGGCATATTCATAATGTGTCAGCCCCAGTCCCGCGAAGGCGTGCCAGGTTCTGGTCAGCCGGTAATCGGCATCCAGCGAGACACGCTCTTCCGCGCTCGCGCCAAAACGCCCGTCAAAATCCTGCGAGGGCACGGAAACCGACCCGCCGACCACCGCAAACCCTTCCGCCGCCGCGCTCAAAATCAGCGCGGGGCTGCCGGTGAAATCCATCCGCAACCCGCCGCCGATCAGCTCCGCCTGGTAAAACTCGCCATACCCCGCCGGCCCTGCGATATTGCGCGACCAGTTCTGATAGCCGCCGGCAATATAGGGAATAATCTCCCGTCCCCCGCTCAAGGGCGCGCCGGCCCCCAGCCGCACGATCGCGGTGTTATAATACGCATTATCCCGCGCCTCGTAGGGCGTATCCTGCTGATTCTCCAGATTGCCCTGATAGTTCAAGAATCCGCCGGAAAAATCATAGCCTACATCAGTATAAAGGTCTGGCCAAAGATAGCCCGGCAGCGCCGGCGTCAACGCACTAACTCCGGCGGAAACGCCCAGCAATGCCCCCGCCTCGGTATCCTCCGGCGCTACGTTTTCCTCATAGTTCCCGTAACCGGACGTGATGCCTAGCCGCACCGTCGTCTCCGCGGCCTCGATCGCAGGCTCCGCCGCCCGGGCAGCCGGTGCCGCATAAGCCGCCAGAACGGCCAAAAGAAGCACGACTGAGCACCGCATCGGCCAAGTGAAAACCTAAAGTAGAGGAAGCTCGCAAATTTCGAACAATAATTGTAATAAAATCGGAGGCTACTGCAAATAGCAAAAATGTCACAGTCGGACACAATAAGATGCTCATTTTATTGCCAGTATGGTCTACAAACGGTAAACGAGATCAGGGAGTGGCAAGATGCGGCTTTATTCGGTTATGAAGGGTATCCTCGCACTGGGGTTGTGCTTCGGGCTTCTTGCCGCAACCGCCAAGCCGGCGCAGGCGGGCTGGTGGCATGGCGGCTGGTACGGCCCTCGCTTCTTCGTCCATGTCGGCCCTGGGTACGGATATGGACCGCGGCCATATTATTATGGGCCGCCGGCCTATTATCGGCCGCGTTATTATGTTCCACCCTACTACTATGGGCATCCATACTATTACGGCCCGCGCTACGTCGCGCCCGTCATCGGTTTCGGCATTACCGTCCGCTAGCGAGAGCGCCGGTCGCCCCGGCATTCAGCTTCTCGCCGGGCCGCCGCCGGCAAATCCGCCCATCTTCATCGCAGCCATCATCGTCGTGCTCAGCCTTGTCGCGCCAATCCTGTTTCTGAACACCGGCGCCCCCGGCCCCCTCCTCGGCATCGCGGCCTTGGCCCTGGCCGTCGCCGGCATCGTCACGGCCTCCGCCGCGGTCAAAGCCCGGCTTCAGCGCCAGTCCGACCTTGCGGTCCGCCCCCGCGTCACTGTCAACGCGGATGGCATTACGCTTCATCGCAAACCAGCGCCCGCACCCGCAGAATTCTTCCCCTTCGACCATATAGACGAGGCGCGGCTTCTCGCCGGCACCTTGATCCTGCGGATCAATACGGCAAACCCTGCCCCCGGCCGGCACATCCTGCGCTTCGGCGGCCCCGTCTCAAACCGCGAGCTCTTGCTCGCCGCCCTCGTCAAACCCAACTAGAATGGGTCATGTCCACAACCAAGAGAGACGGTCTGATCCGTCACTACGCTGCCAGCCATCGCGATCCCCGGAACGAGGCGATCCACTGCGTCTGCGTCCCGGCGATCGTGTTCGCCGTTATCGGCTTCCTCTTCTACGTGAATATCGGTCTGACATTGATGGCGATTGCAGCCGCCGTGATCTACTACAGCCGCTTCAGCCCGCTTGCCGCCGTCGAAATGGCCGTGATCCTGATTCTCATGATGGCCGCGTGGCTCATGCTTATGCCAACACATCATATCCTGCTAGCCGCCGCGGCAATCTTCATCCTGGCCTGGATCGGCCAATTCATCGGCCACGCGTATGAAGGCGCCAAACCGTCCTTTTTCGAGGATGTGCAATATTTTATGATCGGTCCGCTCTTCATTCTCGCCGTCCTCAAGAACCGCGTGTTGGGGTCCAGCACACTGCCGACCCTGTGACGGCCCAACAAAGTCCGGTCGCTGGCGCCAGATCGTGTGGCCTGTTTTAAGTCGCGCAATCCCGTTTCCCTCGGACGCCAGCCGCCGCAAAAACGCGCACCAGCAAACCCACGGCGTCCCCATGCCAGCGCTGCACCGACTTATGGTCCGCCCCAAGCACGCCTCCAAGCCGACGCCACGGAAATAAATGCCGCCGCGTGATCGGATGAACCAGCGACCGTGCCCCTAGAACCCGTCGCAGAACATATTTCTCTTCAGGGATCAACGCCAGCCACCCGAACGCCTCGTCCATGGCGCTGATGGCGGTCGCATCAGGCGCCGGCGCGCGAATCGGTGCGGTCTCCCACCCATACGCCTCCAACGCGGTATGAACGATATCAAACCGCATCTGGCGCATCCGGGTCGAATAGCCCAAATTCGGCATCGCTAACAGGCAGGCCCCGGCATCCTCAAGCCGCGCGACGATCTCTTCGGGACCCATAGGTTGCAATGCGGCGCCAACCCAGCCCACCCGCTCGGCAATCCCTGAACGCAGATCTTGGCCGGGCTTCCTCGCTCGCATTGCTGTTGTCATTGATGTTCCATTCGGTTCATTGCCAGCCGGCCAGCCGCACCATGCGGTCAACCTTCCATCTGGCGTCTCGGCTCGGTTCGGCAGCGATCAATTGTTAGACAAAGCCGGCAAATCAAACCGGGCCGCCACATCCCGTTAACAACAACCCTGCCGGCGGCCGAACGCAAACCGGCTCTCTTCAATCTTGTCAGTTGCGGAGCACAAGATTCCGCAACCGTCGCCTGTTATTAGATCATTATGACCTATCGCTTGTTATCGGCCTTCGTTTCGTAAGCAGCTAAGTCCTTGCGCGTGCGAAAACCCTTGAAATAATGGGTTAAACAGGGAATTATTCGACGCGACGGCTAAAGTCGCCCCGATATTGGGGAAATTCGTGATCCGTTAATAATCCCCAAGTTAGTTTGTGACCCGGCGGCAGCGGCGCCCGGTTCGGGTCTTCGGAAACCGGCTTCTCCAGCAACGGCCGTCCAGAGCGCAAGGGCGCGGCGGCACGCAAGCGCCGCCCCCGCTCGATCACCGTGTTGCGCGACAACCCCAGGCTGCGTCCAATCGAAGCCCAGGTCTCTCCCGCTGCCCGCATCACGCGAATCGCCGAATCGGCGTCATCTGTCCAAGTCCTCGCCAAGGGCATTGCAACCTCCATCCAGGAATGTCAGCCTTCCTCCGGTATCACAACTAACGCATATTGTCAATTATACTAACATAGCGTTGGACAAGAAAGCGTGTTAGAAAATGTCTATGTCAGCCAAGAAACAACCTCCCCCCGAATCCGTCGGCGCCCGCATCCGGGCGCTGCGCCTCGCCGCCAACCTCACGCAGGACGAGTTTGCAACGAAACTCAACGTCTCCCGCTCGGCCATCGCCCAGTGGGAGACTGATCGGGCAGGCCAGGTCCGCGACAATATGGAGCGAATTGCCAAGGTCCTGAATACATCACTCGGCTATCTGGTCTCCGGTGAAGCCGGCTCTCTGCAGGGGGACGAACTTGCGCTCGTCCGGCTCTACCGGGCCTGCTCGGCCGAAGACCGGCGACTCCTCGTCATGACCGCAAGAAGGCTATCGCGAAGCTAA